ACATTCTTTGACTCTCTCTTCAGATATTGGGAATCCAACTTCAGTGCCGTATTCCGGATCCGAGTCCAATACAAGATGTCCCACTCCGAACGTAGGGTACCCAAGATGGTCTTTATAGACTTCATATACAACCCCTTCATCAATCTTTAACTGTTCAAATACCGCGTCACGGTCTAATTTCGTATCTTTAAAAAACATTTCTTTTCCTCTTTATGATAATGTGGAAATGTCAATTGAAGTTGTTCCTTGGAATTGTAATAAGGACTCCACTTGACTTTCTGCAAAATCTTGAATATTATCTGCGTAGTATTGATCACCACCGGCATATTCATATCCCCATAATGTAATATCAAGCGCAGTGTTTGCTGTTGTAACTTTTGTTACTTCGCTATTAGCATAATCTTCAGCACCTAATACAGCAATCATAGGCTGTTTAGAAAATACAGAAGATCCAACACCAACATCGAAAGTTTTAACACTTATTGTTACTTTCTTAATTGTATTGTCAGTATCAATTTTTAATACTTCAACCAATTCTAAAACTTTATCGTATGTAGGCATTTACTTTGCCTGTTCGGCGTCGCGTTTTTTCTGCTGCGCTTCACGAGTTTTTTCAACCTCGTCAATACCTCTTTGTCTTTCGACTTCAGCATCGTGTTTTAATTTCAATTGCTCTTTTGCTTTTTCTTGCTCATCCTTTAAACGATCAGCCTCACTAGCTTGTCTTGCTTTTAGTTGAGCTTGAGCAACTGCATCTTCTTTAACATTGATAGTGCCCATGATATCACGAATACGTTTCTTATGTTTCTTTTTGGTTTTTCCAGTTACTCCTGGTTCACCATTAGCACCTACACCAACACCAGCAATGTTTCCACCGCCAACGTTATTAACAGGTTCTTCTTCAATCTTTGCGGCTTCGGCAATAACAGAACTGTTTTCATCCATGAATCGTTCTAGTGCAGTATCCAAGTCTAATTCAACAGATTCCTCTGTCAAATAATTGGTTGCGTGGATTCTTTGCTCTTCTCGTATTAACCAGAGAGCGGCTGCATAAGAAGCAAGTTTTGTTTGACCGCCAGGAAGTTTACCGAGTAGTTTCTTTACATTTAAAACCATTTGGTCAAATATACCAAACGCTTTCTTTTGTGCATTCTTAGAGTAATCTTTGCGTGAGATTAGTATATTACCTTTCTCATCAATGATTCCCTCTTCATATGCATCCCACTTTTCAAAAGGTGTCACCAACTTTCGAATAAATGAATATACTAAGAATAGATCTACTACCATTTAAATTTCCCTTAACCTTGTTTCAACGAACTCATCGCCATCTATAGATTTTGAGTTCACTGCCAATCCATCATATACTAATAACTCAGGCATATAGTTTAAATACTGTACGAATGGTTTTAAGTACTCGTGATACTCGTGCAATCGCATGAATAACATATTTGTCGCCGTCACGCCGAATACATTGTATATTACAATGAGATGGTTCAAAATCAACCTTTCCTTCAATTCGTTATCTTGTCTATATCTACTAAAGAGTTTACGGAGATATTGAAATCTCTTAATATCCTCTTCAAACTCTGACATCTCAATACACTGAGGGTTGTCATAGTGTTTCATAGCATAAAGTAGAAAGGTTGACTCTGTCAATATCATAATATAAAAACTTGCCTAATTGTCTTAAGCGTCAGCTACGATAGCATCTTCAACAGCGGTATCACCAGTAACACCCAAGTCACCAGCAGCAACTGCTGTAACTTTCATTGGTACTAAACATTCAGCGTGGTGTCTTCCACCTACTGTATGATATAACCACCAACCTGGGCCAGTAAGACCTTTTGCTCTGTTTGCTGTAACGGCTGCTTCTGTCAAGTCAACAAAAACTGCGTTGTCTTTATCGTTAGACTTGTTAGTATTAGCGGTAGTCGCGCTAAGCCACTTAGGTGCGTCAGCTGCGACGTCTGTTTTTCCCCATAGTGCCATTGTTATTCTCCTAATTTATTATTTTAAAACTTTGTGAAGTTCATTAACTAAATCGGCTTTCTTTTTTCGTTTATCTAACTCAAGACCTGCTTTACGACCTTCGGTTTCAAGTTGAGCTTTTGTTAGTTTACCTAACTCAGCTTTAGTAACTTTTGAACCTTTTACAGCAGTAGCCTTTTTCGGCTTCTTAACTGTTTCGACTTTAGCAGGAACTGGGATATCTTTATCCGAAAATAAGCCTTTAATCCATTCAATCAAAAACATAATTTACTCCTCTAATATAATGATTTAGCCACCGCAGTTGCTAGCAGCCAAATCCTTTTTCTTTGCTGGCTTTACAGAGTCCTGAGCTTCAGTACCCTCTGCCTTTTCGTCATCTCCTTTCCAGTTAGCATCAATGTAATCAAAGAATTTCTTCTTCGCTGCATCGTCTTCTAGCTCTGCTGGTGATTCGATTCCAAACTTCTTAAGTGCAGATTGAAAGAATTCCTGATAAGCGTTTTCTTCTTCAACAGTTCTTTCACTAACCACTTCTAATTTCTTTTGAACAGCAGTTGACATCTTATCGTCAATCTTGCTTTCAATAACTTGTTTCCAATCCATCTCTCAACTCCTATTTAATTTGTTTGTACTATGTTATTTATACAATCTGGTCATACGGATTTGTAAATTATTAATACCCTTAATCAATCTATGATATTCGCCTTCCGTAATTTTAAACTTTACACCAGGCTGTAATAATAATGGTAAACAGTTTTCAGGTTGAAATTGCCACCCATCTCCTGCGAGTACTTCAACAATACGATCTTCTTTATCTTTATGCCAAACAAACTCTGACTGATCTTCATCTACGTCAAATACACGGATATCATCAAGATCCGTATAGGGTTTACCAGAAATAATCCCCACCTCCCTTGAGACCAAGGTCTGAGGCATATTTAGGTAATCTACAAGACCAATATCCTGGCGAGAGTTTATCTGTCTTAGTATCGCAATTGTGTCTGCTTGCGAAATTCTTCGCTGCGTCTCTGTTATTGATTTTAGAAGTGAGCCCACCCTTTTCATCACCGAACTCAATCTTTTTAATATTATCGGTTTTAGGGTTGCGTACATAGACAACATACTTTTTATTTCCGCTTGAACGTTTAGGGGTATTTAATTCTTGTTCTTCATCAAATTCAATCATGGGAGTTTCTAAAGGAACAGTTACTCCTTCATATAATCCAAAACCTTCGTGTTCCCATTCTCCAAACTTTTTCATTTGACTAACTCTATAGTATTCATTGGAACAGACTCAGATGGTGCAATACCCATCTTCCAGTCTCTTGGTGAAATTAGAACTCGAGGACCGCGTAGATCCATTACAATAAAAACAAGCTTTGCTTCTGCTGGTGATTCGGCAAACTTTGGTTTGAATTTAACTTCAGACCCTTTCTTTATTCCGGCTTCTTCTAAAGCAGAATCTTCTTTGGCGTACTGCTTCTTTAATCTGTCGTATTCAGCCTTTCTATCCTTAGCCCGTTTATCTAAGTCAACTCCACGTGTTTTAAGACGTTTAGTAATCCTGTTAGCTTCAAGCCAATTATTATATGTTTCCATTAGTGATCGCTCTCATCATTCTTATCTGTTTTATTACTCAGTATAAATCTTCTGTTAGGATTCACCGCTACTTTGAACTTTGTCATTAGTTTACGATTCACTAACATCTCTGACGCAGTATCTTTTAATGATAAAGCAATCTCAGCAATATGGTGTTTATTATTAAAGTATATTTCGTGTTCAATTACAGGTCTGTCATCAAATGATTCTTGGCCACGAGATGCCTTTGAGATATACATTAATTCGTCTTCGAATTTATATCCGTTCTTTTCCCAAAATACCTTTTTACCTTTTACTTCTAATTTATCAACGTGTAACATACTTGCTTTAGTACTATTACCTGTATCAAATTTAGCACGTACTGGATTCTTTTCCATTCCTGTAAATATAATCGTTTCGAGATATCCTGCTTCCTGTCTAAATATAGGTCTTCTATTGACATCTTTAGAAAAGAATTGTATAATACTTTCCACTACATCCTTATCAGATACTTTACCTTGAGCTTCCTCAGTCCAAGGATCATATCCTTCAAAGTGTGAACGAATACCTGGAGAACCATTTACTTCGATAATATAAGGATTGCCTTTCTTATCAACAAAATGATCCACTCCACAATATACAGCACCAGTAGCACGAGCAGCTGCTTTAATAACATCTATCTCTTTCTTACTTAAACTGTACGGTTCAGTAGTTGCACCTTGGTGTACATTATTTCTAAAATCTTTATTGTCTGGTGCTTGTATACGTTCGGCTGCTGCTAATATTTTACCACCAACAACTAAAGTACGAATATCTGATTTCATTTCAAAGAATTCTTGAATTAACAGATCGGCGTTATATTTCCATAAACTTTGACATACACCAGTTAACGAAGACATACTATCAATCTTCATTACACCAACACCTTGAGTTCCTTTTAGTGTTTTAATAATAACAGGGAACTTTCCACCAACTCTTTTGTGAGCATCTTCAATAGCCGATTCATTTGGAACCGACGATGTTCTTGGAATAGGTATATTGTTTCTACCAAGCAACAATGCGTTGGACATTTTGTTATCACATACTAACATTGATTCTAAATCGTTAACAAGTAGGAACCCAATATCTTGTAGAGAAGAAATGAACGCCTGCGAGGTAAGACTTCCAATTGCTCCTGCTCGTACAAAAATAATTGAGTTACTTGTTTCTATATCTATATCAGTATTCTTACCATCAACGTTACGTAGTTTAACTGTTCCAATATCAATATCAGAATCGCCTAAGTACGCTTTAGTAACATCAACGAAATTATACTTGATATTTCTTTTAGTAGAAACTTCTTCAACAATCTCGGCAAATGTTCCATCGCCATCACCTGTACCTAATACAACAATATGAAGTTCATCATATGATAATACTTCGGCATCTTCTGAAAGCGGTAATCTGTATTCGGACATTGATTTCATAAAATAAAATAAACTCTGTTTTAATCTTTTGCGAATTTAAGCAAAGCCGCAAACTGATCTTTATCAGCAACAACGTTAGATAACCAATCATCTGCTTCAGTAGAATCCTTACCACTGATTTCGTTATGTTGTGCTGCCCAACCAAGCAGTTCCTTTTCGGCTTTCTTTAAACTATTAGAATTACCAGATTTCTGAGCTTTAGCGATATCGCCTTTATACTTTTGGGCAATTTGCTTTAGAGTCATTACTTTTTCATTCATATCGGAAACAGATAACATCTTCTTATCTGTAGTAGATTCATCCATGTCTTTCATAAAGTCTTTAATTGCTTTAACATCAATTCCGATCTTCTTAGATATTTGCTCGGCAGTCATACCTTTCTTTACCATATCATGGAATTCTTTCATTTTGCCTTCGGTAAGATCAACTGATTCAATAACACCTTGCTTAACCATACCTAATGCATCAAAAATATCCTTAACCTGATCTCTAAGGTCTGTATCCAATGCTCTTATAGCACCTTGGAATACTTTGTTATTACCAGATCTATATAGCTTTTCGATACGTCTTATGTCTTTCTGATCTCGGCCTTTCATTTTGTTACCAAGATCATTTAAACCGTTAACGGCCTTGCCTACTGATTCTTCAATTGATTCGTATTTGTTAGTTACTGTATGTGGCTTACCTTTAACAAATACAATAGCTTCACCTTCTTTATCAACGTTACCATCCCAAATACCTGCGGCATGATCTTTGCGCGCAGCTTTAACTTTTGGATCGTTATCAATAGCAGGATTCTTCGGCATCTTCCGCGCTTCATCAATTGATTCGTTATGCGGATAACCTTTTAATGGATGCGTACTCGGCTTTAGCTTAGCTTTAATTTTTTCATAAGTTAATTTAGTAAGCTTCTCTCTAAATTCCTTAGTACGAGCATCGATGCCTTTCTTCATCTCTGCGTCTATCTTTCCTAGATCCATGTTATCCTCCGAATTCGTGACCCGCGACTCGCTTCATTTGTTTTTCAAATTCTGCTTGATCAGGTTTAGTTTTGTATAGTTTAATTGACAGGTTGTCTTTATCTTTGCCTTTGATACGCCATTCGTAGCCATCAGCTTTATGTTCAGGCTTTGTTGTTTTAACAACTCGGCGTTTATATCCGTCATCCCATGTTTCTGAACCTTCTGATAACTGTTCATCAACCATTAAGGCAAGTACATGGGGATCTAAATTAAATTGTTGTGCAATCTTACCTGCATAGTACTCTTTACCATGTCTTGGCTTATCACCATGTTTAAACATGATTTCTTTTACTTTAGCAACACCGGCCATGTATTTCTTTTTGAATATTGTATCAGCAGCGAACTTTTTAATTAATTGGTTCGTGTTCAATTCTTCCAGCTCCTTGGATTCGGGTACACAGTTGGGAACGTTTTTACCGTTCTTCTTTTTCATTCCAACTTTCTTGTACCCAGACCAACAGCCGTCCGCTTCACAATACTGTTTAAAGGTTTTCATTAACTGTAAAATTTCGCAAAGGTTTCAATAGACATATCTTCAAACATTGGGACTGGTCTAAAGCCTTCTTTCTGAATTGAAAAACTATTCATTGGTGCAGCTTTAAGAGCAGGATCGCCCCACAATTTCATTGCTTTATTAATTGCTTCGAAAGCAGAACGAGCTTTAACTTTTTGCTCTGCGCCTTTCTTAAGTTTATTTACTGGTTTAGCAACAGTCACAACCCAATTATCAACAGCTTCATAAAGATCAGCGGCATTTTCTTTACCGTACTTCCTGGTGAAATCTTTCTTATTCATCTTTTCAGAATCTTTGATCATTTGATCTTTCATCTTGCCTTCTGTAATATCTTCGTCAAACATACCAGAATCTTTCATCATCTTGAGAGCATCTTTCTTTGCTTTTTCCATATTAGCTGAATTCATCTTTTCAACAGCTTGTCTAATCATCTTAAGACGTTTTGCCTTATCAGCTGGTGACATTGCTTCTTCAACTTCTTTCTCATCATCTTT